GCTTCTTGGATTTCATCCGGTAAATCTTCCGGATTTTTCCACAAGATATATGCAAGGGCTTCAATGTCTTGCCGTATCAGTTCGTATTCTTCTTCCATAGTTTCCTCCTTTTCCAATACTGTTAACAAAATAATAACAAGAGTGCAAGTGTGATGGAGGGTTTTAGAGTATTACCATTTGGCGGCGGTTACGAATTCATCGACGAGTTCGGTAATAGAGAATTTATCACCGAAAATGGCTCAATAGAGCGGAGAAATTAACATGGATAAAGGTAGATTATTTCCAACTCCCTCACCATACGGCGGCTACGTGTATATGGATGAGTTTGGCAATTTCCATAACCCACCACCAGAGCCGCCATCGTTTCGTGCGAGAACTCCGACTTTTCGAGAAAATTTAAAAGATACCCTTCAAGGTTACGGCATGAGTAAAGATACGTCCGAAAGCTTGTTAGGCGGTAAGGTTTATGGAAATCAAGCGGACGCCTTACAAAGAATGTTTGGTCGAGAAGGCTTGTTAGGAGTTTTACCTGTAAGCGCCGGCATTTTATTTGGAGGGCAAGCAGTTAAAGATTACAAAGAAGGTAATATGGGCTCGGCGGCAGGTAATGCGGCGTTTGCCGCCTTAGATCTTGGGCTTAGTGGGTTAGGGTTGCGGCAGGCATATAAAGGCGCTAGGCAGTCAGATCTTTTAAGTTCTTACATAAACGCCCAGAGCAATGTGCCAAATGTTGCGCGTATACCGCCTTCGGTACAGTCCGCAGCCGACTTGCGTAGGCAAGCAAATATACAGAAATTTGGGTACGACCCTAATGAAACGACTAATAAAATTTTAGCATACCACGGCTCACCGCACACGTTTGATAAGTTTGATATGTCTAAAATGGGAACAGGCGAAGGCGCCCAAGCATATGGGCGTGGATTGTATTTTTCTGAAAACGAGAAAGTAGCAAGAAACTATAGGGATGCTTTAAGTGAAGATATTATAGCTACAATTGGAGATACCCCAATTTTAGATGTATACAATAGCTTAATTCGCCAAGCTGATTCAATTAGGGTTCCATCACAAAAATCTGATGAGCTATACCAAAAGGCGGCTTTTTTAGAAGACTTAGAGATAAAAGGATCATTTGATGAAGCATTAGCTTCGGTTGAAAATCCAAAAATTGCTAAATGGGCTAAATCGGAAATATTACCTAATTATGTGCCTGCCGGAAATATTTACCAAGTAAAGATAGCATCTGATGTCGGTAAATTTCTCGATTATGATGCGCCTATGTCAGATCAATCTGATTTTATTAAAAATGCGTTAGAAAATATTCCTAAAGGTAATGTTAAGATAGTTAAAAACGCAGATTCTGATCGGCCTGAGTTTCGTGATCGAGTACGCCCTTATCAAGTTGTCGGAACAAATTGGAAGGGTGAACGTGTAAACAGACCGGCAACAAGTCTTGAGCAGGCTGAACGAGTAAAAGCACTGGCAGAAGGTGGCAATTTGAGGTTAAATCCAAACGCAACAGGAGCTGACCTTGTTTCATCAACTCCTTATGCTAATCAAGAGCAGATGCTTAATGTTTTAAAAGGGGTAGACGTACAAGGAATTCGCTATCTCGATCAGGGTTCTCGCGGCAAAGGTTACGAAATTAATGTCACTAACAAAGGCAAACCTGTTCCACAAGGTATACTTAGCGATGGCGATGATTTAGCTGCAACAAAAAAAGAAGCAGAAGAAATAGCAAAGAAATATCGTAAGAGAGGCTTTAAGGCAGATGTTCAACCAAGCGGAACGCGCAACCTTGTTGTCTTTGACGATAAAATTATTGATATTGTAAAAAGGTATGGTATTGCCGGAGCAGCAACTTTGTTAGGAATGTCTCAACTTGACGTGCAGGCTGCGATGGCGCAAGAGAATAGAAATAATCGGGGACTATTGGAGAGGTGACACATGGATCGTGAAATAAACCAGATGGTAGACGAGCTTGAGCAAGAGATGAACCCTGACGTCATGCCGGAGGAAGATCTACAAGGCATTGTCGGCAAGGAAATTGACGACGCAATAGATTTTATCGATAACTGGATCTCGCCGCAGAGAGCCACAGCCACCCAATATTACCGAGGCGAGCCGTTTGGCAATGAGGAAGATGGGCGCAGCCAAGTTGTATCGATGGACGTGCGAGACACCGTGCAGGCGATTATGCCGTCGCTCATGCGTATTTTCCACGGCAGCGATCAGACCGTGGAATACGTGCCGCAGGGGCCAGAAGACGTCGCCGCGGCCAAGCAGGCGACCGATTACGCTAATTACATCATAAACCGAGACAACAACGGCTTCCTAGAGATGCACTCCGCCTTCATGGATGCGCTTGTGCGTAAGGTTGGCATACTGAAGGTGTACTGGGACGACCAGACGAAATACGAGACAATACCCTACTCTGGTCTCGACGACGCAGCCCTCGCGGCGCTGATGTCAGATCCAAAGGTTGAAGTGGAGATTGTGGCGTCCGAGCCAATGGGCGAGCCAATGCAAGATCCGCTCACCGGTGAGGAGATGCCTGCACCGATGATGCACGCCGTCAGGGCGACATACGTACACCCAGATGGCCGCGTAAAACTAGAGGCTGTGCCTCCGGAAGAGTTCCTAATCTCACGCGAAAGCAAGTCGGTTGAGCAGGCTGATTACGTCGCCCACCGGCGCATTGTTACTGTGTCTGAGCTTGTGGCGATGGGATACGACTACGACGAGGTATCTGAGCTCGGCGCGTCATACGACGACATGGATACCAACGTCGAGCGTTACACGCGAAACAAGGCGCTGACAAACGAGATGAACGAGCGCCACGACCCTGCGATGAAAAAAGTGTTATACGTCGAAAACTATATCAAAGTTGACTACGACGGCGACGGCATTGCCGAGCTGCGTAAAGTTTGCACCGCAGGCGACGGTAACAAGATCCTGATGAACGAGCCGTGCGACATGGCTCCGTTTGCGACGCTATGCCCAGATCCAGAGCCACACGACTTCTTTGGTATGTCGGTTGCTGACACGGTGATGGATATACAGAGAATCAAGTCGTCTATTATGCGGAACACACTTGACAGCTTGAGCATGTCGATTCACCCACGGGTTGCAGTTGTCGAGGGTATGGTAAACATCGACGACGTCATGTCTACCGAGGTCGGCGCAATAATCAGACAGCGTGCAGCCGGTCAGGTGCAGCCTATGGCTATGCCGTTTGTTGGTCAAGCCGCCTTCCCCGTATTGCAATACATGGACGAGATCAAAGAGGCGCGAACTGGCATATCCAAGGCGTCCGCAGGCTTAGACGCCAACGCATTGCAGTCTAGCACTGCAACAGCCGTAGCAGCCACTGTAAGCGCCGCACAGCAACATATTGAGATGATTGCGCGCATCTTTGCCGAGACGGGCGTAAAGCGCGTGTACGAGCTTGTGCTTCATCTGGTAACCACCCACCAAGACCGCGAGCGCATGATTAGGCTGAATAATAATTTTGTGCCAATAGATCCGCGTGTCTGGAATAGTGGTATGGATATCACAGTCAACGTAGCCCTCGGACGCGGTTCTGATACTGAGCGTATGCTGATGCTACGTCAGATTGCTGAAATGCAGAAAGATGCGATGCAGACAATGGGGCCGATTAACCCACTTACTGATATGCAGAAATTGTCTAACACGTTGAAATCTATGACAGAAATAGCAGGGTTTAAAGACACCTCACAGTTTTGGGGAGATCCGGCGCAGTTTCAGCCACCTCCTCAAGATAAAAAGCCAGATATTAACGAGCAGCTTATTCAAGTGCAGATACAGCAAATACAGGCGGATATTCAGAAGAAAGCTGCCGAGCTGCAAATGCAGCGTGAGAAGTTTAGGCTCGAGGATGATCGTAAGCGTGACGAGCTAGAGGCGGAGCTATTTGTAAAAGCTGAAGAAATGAAAGCCAAGCACGGTACGCAGCTTAACGTCGAGAAGATCCGATCTGATCTGGCGATTAATAGGGAAGTTATGAAGGCGCAGGCCGACGTAATAAAAGAGGCTGCGCGTGAAGACTAAACAGCAAATTATAGATGACGGTCGAGAGGCAGATCGTCTACTTAAAGATACAGATCTCAGAAGATTTCTAGACGAGATCGAGCAGGATTGTTGGCTTGAGTTTAAAGCAACTGAAACCAATGATAGTGGTAGCCGTGAGGCTATTTACATGAAATTGCGCGGCGTTGAATCAGTACGGCAATCGCTGCGTGCAATGGTAGATAACGGGGCTATTGAAATAAAAGCAAAATAAGCCCATAATATGGAGTTAATGAGATGGCAGAAAACAGCAACCCATTAGGGACTGACCTGTACAGTGCTCAAAATGCAATCAGAGCCATAATTGCGCCCGAAGAGGATAACGCTGCGGCAACTGATGCGCTTGAAGCTGAGACCACTGAAGAAATAGTGGAGGAGGCTGAACCCTCCGAGGAGATGGAGGCAACTGAAGAAACAGATAATTCAGTTGTCGAAGGATCTGAGGGGGAGCTCGAAGTCGAGGAAGATGCGGAAAGTTCGGAAGACGAATCCTTCGATATACTAGGGGCCATAGTAGAGGTCGATGGTGAAGAGATAACCGTTGAAGAGCTGAAAGCAGCTAATCTAAGGCAGAGAGATTACACACGTAAGACGCAGGAATTGGCAGAACAGCGTAAAACGCTAGAAGCACAATACTCCGAGATCGAGCGTGAACGTGCACAATATGCTCAGATGTTGCCTGCTTTGCGGCAACGGCTTGAGCAGAAGGAGCAGGAGCCGGATTGGGACACACTGTACGACACAGACCCCACGATGGCAGCGAAGGCAGAACGTCAGTGGCGGAAGCAACAAGAAGAGCGTGAGGCTCAAATTACCGCCGTCCAAGCCGAGCAACAGCGAGTGCAGGCGTTGCAGCAACAAAAGATGCAACAAATGCAGGAGCAGTACGTTACTCAGCAACGCGAAATACTGCCGGAAGTCATACCCGAGTGGCGCGACAGTAAAGTTGCGGCGCAGGAAGCAACCCAGATACGGGACTTTCTACTTGGCGAAGGATTTACCGAGCAGGACATTGGCGGTTTGACAAATGCTACGCTTGTGAAGTTAGCGAGGAAAGCCATGCTATATGATCGAGGAGAAACGCGAGTTACTGCGGCAAAGGCCAAGCCGAAAAAAGCACGCGCCAAGACATTGAAAAGCGGCACTAAAGCGTCACAGCCGAGACCTAAGTCAGATGCACAAAAAGCGATTCAGAACGCAAAACAATCCGGTCGTGTCCAAGACGCGGCTTCAGCAATAAAAGCCTTACTATAGGAGATTTATAAATGGCTATTGTAGCAAACACGTTCACGTCCTTTGATGCCAAAGGTATTCGTGAATCATTGGCTGACATAATCAGCTCAATTTCGCCCGAAGAGGTTCCTTTTCAAAGTAACGTTGGATCTGAAAACGTATCTAACACTTACTTCGAGTGGCAAACCGATTCTTTAGCAGCAACTTCAAAAACAGCCGTCATTGACGGTGACGATGTTGCATCATTTTCAGCAACCTCCGCAACTACTCGCGTCGGTAACTATACGCACATTTTGCGTCGTACAACTATTGTCGCTGACAACCTATCAGCGCAAGATTTGGCCGGCCGGAATGACGAATTAAGTTATCAGTTGGCGAAGCGCGGAAAAGAGCTCAAGAGAGACATCGAAGCAGTTCTTACTGACAACAACGCGCAAGTGGCAGGTAACTCTTCCACAGCTCGTGAGACAGGCGGTTTAGGCGCATGGATCGGCACAAACCAAGTCGACAACCACGCAGCCGGTCAGGCGAACTCAAACGGTACTTCAGCTCGTACTGACGGCACGCAGCAAGCTTTTACCGAAGCAATGCTTAAAGACGCAATGCAGCAAGCATTTACAGCCGGCGGTCAGCCAAGCATGTTGATGGTAGGGCCACATAACAAAACAGTTGTATCAGGCTTTGCCGGTATTGCTGCACAGCGTTACATGGCTCCAAGCGACAGCCCAACAACAATTGTTGGAACGGCTGACGTGTACATGTCAGACTTCGGTACTTTGAACGTGGTTGCAAACCGCTTCCAAAGAGACCGAGACGCTTTCTGCCTAGACCCAGAGTACGCATCAGTATGCTACTTGCGTCCGATCCAACAGGTAGAGCTCGCAAAAACTGGTGACGCTGAAAAGCGCATGGTTATTGCTGAGTTTGGCTTAAAGGTTCTAAATGAGGCCGCACACGCAATCGTTGCAGACCTAACAACATCATAATACAGTCGGGGCGGCTTCGGTCGCCCCACTTACTTGGAGTTAGAAATGAAGCGTATATTTAGCCAAGATCCTGCAACCGGAATAACAAAATATTGGCACGTAACCGATAAGGGCGAGTATGTCGTCGAGACACAGCAAGACGTCTCCGCAATCGCCGAAAGAAATAAAAACGAATATAAAGAGACACCGAATAGATACCGAGACGTCAACAAGGTGGCGTCATTACCTCTTTCAGTGTACTATGAGCTCAAGCGCCAAGGGATCGCAGACGATCCGAAGGCGATGCGTAAGTGGTTAAACGATAGTAATAACCAAGTATTTAGGACAAGGGCCGGCACATTATGAGCATTACAACCTACTCTGAGCTCAAGACATCTATAGCCAACTGGCTAAACAGAGATGACTTAACAAGCGTAATACCCGATTTTATTACTATGACTGAATCAGATTTAAACAGAAAACTGCGTCATTATAAAATGGTGGAAAGAGTAGACGCCACGTTAGATAGTCGTTATGTGCAGCTTCCGCCAAACTGGGTTGAGACGATGCGATTTGCAATTACGTCTGGAACAACTTTTAGGCTTGAAGCTATAAGCGTTGATGACATGTTGCAGTATCGGGAAGAAAATAACGATACCGCAGGCCGCCCTAAATATTACACCCACATTGGAGAAGCTATAGAGGTATTCCCAACCCCAGATGCGGAATACACTATGCAGCTTACATTTTACGAAGAAATACCATCTTTAAGCGATAGCACGACGTATAACTGGCTATTGCAGGATTCGCCGGACGTTTATCTGTACGGCAGCTTACTACATGCAGCCCCGTATTTACTTGATGATTCTAGAACGCAAGTATGGACGGCGCTATACCAAAATGCGCTAGGATCTCTACAAAAGTCTTCAGATGATACTAGGTTCGCAGTAACTGCACCGCGTATGAGGATAACTAGCTATTCGTGAATAAATGGTGTATCTTTTATTTAGATCGATCTAACGGAGATAATGATGTCTTTTACCAATACTTATGAAACGCACGTATTAAATTACGTATTCACAGCAACTAGCGTAACCCGACCAACCGCTTGGTATGTCGGGCTGTTTACCGCAGATCCAACTGACACTGGGTCAACTTCAAATGAAATCTCAGGCAATAGCTACGCAAGGACGTCTGTATCGTTTTCAGTGTCTAACGATTTGGCTACTAACTCGGCGGCGGTTGAATTTCCTGCGGCGTCAGGAGGCAACTGGGGAACAATCACACATATTGGCGTGATGACGGCTTCCAGTGGGGGCGACATGATCGTGCACAGCGCCTTGACAGTGTCTAAAGCTATTAATGATGGCGACGTGTTCAGAATACCAACGGGTGACTTAGATATTACATTGGCTTAATGGGATTACGCTCTACATATGATAGCGGTGAGTATGGCTCCGGTCTTTATGGCCAACCAGAAACCACGCAAGGCGCGGCAAGCTTATCTGCATCATGTAGCGTAACGGCATCCGCCGATATAATTATAAATGCCGCAGCGTCTACAAGCTCGGCTGCGTCAGTTACTAGTGCGGCTATAAAAGTTAGAAATGCTGCCGCAGCAATTTCTCTGCAAAATGCAGTAGTAACGGCGGCAGTTGAGTACCCAGAAACTGAGGGATTTAGGGCAGGCTACGGGCTCGGCACATACGGATCTTTTGTTTATGGCGAAAACTATTCAATAGAAGAGGCGGCAGCAAGTATAACGCCGGCGTGTTCAGTTTCTGTTAGCGGCGTTGCCGTTAGAAACGTAGCAGCCTCGATAACGCCTAGCGCATCGGTCATCTCTAACGGCTTTATTGATGTTGTAGGGCGGTCAAATGTGGGGCTATCATCTAGCGTAAATATAAGCTATAATCGCGTTAGACTGATGGCGGCAAGTTTAAATGCAGCCTCAACAATTACAACAGTAGCGAGGTACAAGTGGCTAGATGCAACTGATCCGACCACCGTATGGACAGACGCAACAGAAGATAGTACAACTTGGACAGACGCAGATTATTTAGAGAGGGCTGCATAAATGCCGGCATCAACAACTAACTACTCTTGGAACTTACCCACCGTTGGCGGAGACGAAGACGCATGGGGGGGTCATTTAAATACAAATTGGACGAATTTGGACACGCTTTTAGGGGGTGTAACAAATACTGAGTTTGAAATTTTAGATGGCGCAACTGTTACGACAGCCGAGCTAAATGTCTTGGACGGAATCCCTGCGACCCTTACAGCTACCGAATTAGGGTACGTTGACGGCGTTACATCAGCAATACAAACTCAATTAGACGCTAAAGCAACAACTGGTAAGGCTATAGCGATGGCAATGGTATTTGGATAATAAAGGAGTTTTTCAATGGCAAATCCAAATGTAGTCGCAGTAAGCAGTATTTATGCTAATACAGCCTTAGATGCTGATGTTGCTGCAAGTGCAGTTAGTTTATTAACCGCTGCATCAAATAAGTTATTAAAGATAAATTCGTTAGTTATAGCCAATATAGATGGTACTAACGCTGCTGATATATCTGTGTGGATTACACGATCTGGCGCAGATTATTACATAGCAAAAACTATTACAGTTTCGGCTGACAGTACACTTGTTCCTATTGATAAGAACATGGGGCTGTACTTAGTTGAAGGTGACATACTGAAGATACAAGCAAGTGCAGCAGGAGACTTGTCTGCTGTTTGTTCATATGAAGAAATTGATGACGCTTAATAGAAAGTAGCTTAATGAAAGCCTTCGGTAATATTGCAAAGGATGGTCAGGTCAGGGCAGTAGCTTCTGGTGCTTTGACTGATGGTAAACCAGTAATTGTAAATACAGATGGGACTGTTAGTGAAGTTACTCAAACGGCTGCAAGCTTGGGAACAGAAGGTGCTTTTAATGCATTAAATTCTGTTTATAATACTACTGTTTTTGATAGCTCTAACAATAAACATATAATTGTTTATGGTCATAGTTCTAATATGAGATATGTAGTTGCAACGGTAGCATCGGATGGTGGTGTTACTTTTGGTACTGATGCTGTTGTTCTTTCGGGAAATCATCAAGATATTGCTTCTGCCTTTGATAGCACAAACAATAGAATTGTTGTTGCCGTTAGAAATGCTAATGACAGCAATCATGGCTATGCGATGGTCGGTTCTCTATCAGGAACTACAGTAACTTGGGGTAGTCCTGCAGAATTTAATAACGCAAATACTAATCAAATGGGTATTTCCTTTGATAGCACAGCAGGAAAAGTTGTCATTTCTTATAGAAATTATGGTAATAGTAGTTACGGAACTGCAATAGTTGGAACTGTAAGTGATACAAGTATAAGTTTCGGAACTCCTGTTGTTTTTAACAGTGGAACTACAGGTTATTCAAGATCTGTTCACGATAGCACTAACAATAAAACAGTTCTTATTTGGGCAGATGGAGAGGACTCCGTAGCCAATGGTATGGCTGTTGTCGGCACTATAAGTGGAACAGATATTAGCTTTGGGTCAGAGGTTGAATTTGAATCAGGTGCTATAAACTACCCCGGTATAGCACTTGACAGTGATACTGGTAAAGTAGTTGTTGCTTATAGGCAAAACCACGAAACTTCTGGCGAAACGGACTTTAAACGAGGAACCGCTGTTGTTGGTACTGTTTCTGGCACAAGTATTAGCTTTGGCGCTCCTGTTGCGTTTGATAATACGGGAGACTATGGAGAAAGCTCGCATGGTAATGTGACATATGATACTAATGCTAAGAAAGTTATTGTTGTATATCCACGCACAGTCAGTGGTAGTTATTCAAATCGTGGTTATGCTTTTCCTTTAACAGTTTCTGGTACAACTGTTGTTGCAGATACACCAACCGAATTTACAGCAGGGGCAGCTACAGGTTATACTGCTATATCGTTTGACAGTAATGTAAATAAAAGTCTTATCGTCTTTAAAGATAATGGTAACAGTGAGTATGGAACAGCCGTTTCTTTTGCCCCACTTTCAAGCAACATCACCTCAGAAAACTTCATAGGTTTCTCAGACGGTGCATTTGCAACCACTCAGAGTGCATCAATAAGCACAACAAACGCAATAGACAGAAACCAAAGCGGTCTAACCGCAGGGCAAACATATTTTGTGCAAGCTAATGGCACACTTGGAACATCAGCAGGAAGCCCTTCAGTAACAGCAGGGACTGCTATTTCAGCGACAGAACTAATAGTGAAAGGTTAGGCAATGAAAACGATCGTGGAAACATCAACTAAGTTAAGCAAGTATCTCCTTGCAGATGACGTAGCAATTACAGCGACATCAGACGATATTACAGTGGGTGATCCTGCTCAGTTTATTATCGCTGATCTCAACAGTGGCAACACGACTATTACTGAGAACGTGACCAACGCGCCTAGCGATTGGGTGGGCAACAAGTATAAGTTAGATGGCACAACGTGGTCAGCTAATCCTGATTGGGTAGACCCAGATGCGGAAGATGGTGGGGAGTAAAGCGCAATGCGTATCATTGGTAATGATCCAAGCGTACCAAGACAGACACACGAAGTCGCTAGTGGTGCGTTGACTAATGGTAAGGCTGTAGCTGTAAATGCTGATGGGACGGTGAGTGTTGTTACAGGATCGGATGCTTCTGTAGGATCTGACGTTGTTTTTGCCAA